CAGATTTAGAATTATTAATTTATTTAGATTGTAAAGGAAGATTTACACGAAAAGATTTCATGGATGGAGTATACACTTATTCATGGGATAAAGCAAGATGGGAGAGATTAAGAAGAGGTGGTTGGATAGATACTTGGAGGCATAGGAATCGTACGACGATAATGTATTCAGTATTTAAAACATCGTGGAAATGCTCTCAAATGATAAGTAGGATATATAGAATCCTACTAGGTGAGGAAGACTTACCTACTTCAGAAAGAAGTATATTTTATAATAATAAATCATATACAGATAAAGTTTATAATAAAGCTATAGATGATATGATAAAAGATAAAGACAGATAATTATGAGTGAATCACCATTTAAAATGAACGGGTTTTCCGGTTTCGGAAACTCCCCACTAAAGAAAAACCAAACAGATGAAGAATTTAGAGCTGCCGCAGACAAGCAAAAGAACGATGCTATAAATAGTCTTAAACAGAAAGCGTTGAAAGCTGGTAAAAGCAATAAAGAAGCAACTAAACTTGCGACAGAGGAATATACTAGGAATGTAAACAAATAATAATATGGCATTTCAACTAGGTAAAGGTAAATCACCATTTGCGGATAGAGGAGAAATTAAAACTCCACTTATGTTTAATAAACAATCTGGAGATACAGATGTGTCTGTTCCAGGAACTCCAGTTCTTAGAAAGAATCTAGAAGGTGGTGTTATGGGTGAGGCTAATAATGATGGTAGTATATATCTAAGTAATAAAGTAGTGCCAGGTAGTCCTGAAGAAAGACAAGTGCTAATGCACGAGATGATTCACCAAAAAGATATGAAAATAGGAAAGTTAGCTTATGCTGATGATCATATTAAATGGGATGGTGAAACATTTGAAAGAAAGGCTGTTAAAGGTAAAGATATGATAATGTATGAAGGACAGTGGGTGGAAGCTGGCCACGATCATTTCCCTTGGGAAAAAATGCCTTGGGGACAATAAATTAAATTATGAATGTATTAAGTAAAATATTTTCAAGTGGAGCTACAGAGCTCATAAAAGGAGTAGGTGGAGTTATAGATAACTTACATACATCGAAAGAAGAAAAACTTGAAGCAGAACAAAAAGTTAAAGAACTCGTCTCTAGTTACGAAATAGAGATGGAAAAGAATATTACTGAGAGGTGGAAAATGGATATGCAATCCGATTCATGGCTTAGTAAAAATATAAGACCACTAGTTTTAATATTTCTAGTAGTATCTACAGTGTTGTTAGTATTTATCGATGCTGGAGCTATTTCTTTTGAAGTTAAAGCCTCATGGGTGGATTTATTACAATTAGTATTAATAACCGTGATCGGTGCTTATTTTGGCGGACGATCACTAGAAAAAGTAAAAAAATAAAATTATGGGACAAAATGGAAAATATTTCACAGTAGAAGTAAAACCTACAATAACAGCTAGTAAACAAGCTCTCGGGGCATTTTCTACAGATGACGTTGTTTTTGATTGGACCGCGTTTGATGTACCTAAAGGCACAAATAAACTTATAGACGCAGTTGTAGTATCACGCGGCACAGATGGCGCTAGACAAGATTTTCAACTTGACTATCATTTCGCTAAAAGCAGAAATAGTAACGATCCAGCGTCATTAGGAACTTTACACGCCACGGCTAATGGCACTGGTTATTATAATGATCTTATAGGGGCATTTACTATAGATGCCGGAGATTTTTATCACGGGCTAGATAATGTATCTGTAGGTGGTATTGGTAGAAGTGGAACAGCTCATGGAGAAACTATCCAACCATGTTTAACTGGCGAACCCAACAGTGGAACAAATGTAGGATATGATAAATTATATATAGCAGGACTTGGTGTAGTAGGTGGACCAAATTACGCGTCAACCGTACAAGTTGCTACAGAAACAGCTACTAGTGATATAGCGGTAGTAGTTAAAACTACATCAGCTTTAACTTGTTTTGACGTAGGAGATATACTACATGATGAAGACGACCAACTTATCGGTACTATTAAATCAATTACTGACGCTACTAATATTGTGTTAGAGAGTCTATGTGATAGTGTTAGCGCTGTAAACAAAGATTTGTATAATATAAAACCTATGACAATAATCTTATCATTTGAAAGATAAAAACAATTAACAAACAATTAACTTAACTTAAATTAAATAAAAATGGCAAAAAGAAAAACACCAAAAACGGAGAAAGTAGTAGACTTAACTTCGAAAGCAGAAAAAATTACTGATGAACAATTAAATCGATTACAAACTACTATCAAGACTATCGAACATTTTACTAACGATATAGGAAGATTAGAAGTCCAAAAAAATACTATACTAAGTAATATAAGAGTTCACCAAGAAAAGATTGAAGTACTAGGCAAAGAACTTACAGAACAATATGGTACAACTAATGTAAATATTCAAGATGGTACTATTGTACATCAACCTGAAAACTCTAATGAAAATGGCGAAGCTAATAAGAAAGATTAGTATAGGTAAAGATTATAAAAATGATGCCATGCATTACGCCGTTGGTCAAGAAGTATATGGTGGACATAAAATCTGTGATATAATAGAAGAGGAAAATAAATTCTCTGTTTATATTAGGAAAAACAATGATGTCTTACCTTGGAAAGACTTTAACAAAAATATGGCAGTATCTGTAGAGTATAATCTAGAATACTAATGAAAAGTGTTTACAACTTTGTTGTAACACCAATAGGAGAAAGATATAACAATACTAAAAAAGTTGAAGGTGGTGATCTTATATTAAACACTGAGATTTATAATCATCAATTTGTAAATAGAATTGCTAAAGTTATATCCACTCCAATAATTGGTGATACAGATATACAACCGGGAGATGAAGTTATAGTACATCACAATGTATTTCGTAGATGGCATAATGTAAAAGGTATAGAAAAGAATAGTAGAAGTTATTTTAACGAATCTACATATTTTATAACCCAAGATCAAATATTTCTATACAAGAGAGATAATAAATGGAATGCTCCAAAAGGATTTTGTTTTGTAAAACCTTTAAAAGCAATAGATCAATTTAATATTGAATCTGAAAAACCTTTACAAGGTATTGTCAAATATTCAGATGGTACTGTTGAAGTTAACGATCTAGTTGGTTTTAGACCAAGTAGTGAATATGAGTTCGTAATTGATGGCGAACGACTGTATCGTGTTTTATCTAATTTTATAACTATCAAATATGAATATCAAGGAGACGAAGAAGAATATAATCCAAGCTGGACATAAAGCTGTTGATGAACTGATTAAAGTCGCTAAAGAACCTATTGTTGATAGTGGAGATGATATTACAGCAGATAGATTAAAAAATGCTGCGGCTACTAAAAAGTTAGCTATATTTGACGCGTTTGAAATACTAACTAGAATTCAAGAAGAAGAAAATCTTTTGGAAGGTAAAGAACCAAAAGAAAAGAAAGAACAGGTTTTTAAAGGATTCGCAGAAGGTAGATCTAAATAATGTACGAGCAAAGTTTAGTTAAAATAATCGAACCTATAAAACGTACGACTATAAGTCGTATGAATAAAGGTAAAAAATGGAAATATGGATACAATAAAGAGCATGATATTATCGTTATATCAAAAACTGGTCAAATTGGTGAAATATATGAAGTGCAAAATTTGCGAATTGCTTTGCCTAGAGTGTCAAGACAAGTGCACTCCAACGAAAAAGGAAAATGGATAAAAGAAGAATATCCTAAAGAACTAAGTAGGATAAAAAATATATTTGATTGGAGAAATTATCCAGATGAAAATAAAGATAAGTGGTTCGATTATATAGACGAAGAGTTTAAAAGAAGAGATGAAGGGTTTTGGTTTATGAATCAAGGTAAACCAACTTATATAGTAGGCACACATTATATGTATTTGCAATGGAGTAAGATTGATGTTGGCGCTCCGGACTTTAGAGAGGCAAATAGAATATTTTATATATTTTGGGAGGCATGTAAAGCAGATAAAAGATGTTATGGAATGTGTTATCTAAAGAATAGACGTTCAGGATTTTCTTTTATGTCATCTGCAGAAACAGTTAATTTAGCTACATTAGCAACTGATAGTAGATATGGAGTACTTTCTAAAACAGGTGCAGATGCTAAGAAGATGTTTACTGATAAAGTTGTACCTATTAGTATAAATTACCCATTCTTTTTCAAACCTATCCAAGATGGTATGGATCGACCTAAAACAGAATTAGCGTATAGAGTACCAGCAAGTAAATTTACAAGAAGAAAAATCACATCTAACGAGAAATTAGAAGATATACAGGGGTTAGATACAACTATTGATTGGAAGAATACTGGGGACAATAGTTATGATGGTGAAAAACTAAATCTTTTAGTACATGATGAAAGTGGTAAATGGGAGAGACCCGATAATATATTAAACAATTGGAGAGTTACAAAAACATGTTTACGATTAGGTAGTAGGATTATTGGTAAATGTATGATGGGCTCAACTTCAAACGCATTAGATAAAGGTGGAGACAATTTTAAGAAATTATATAACGCGTCAGATGTCACCAAGAGAAATAGAAATGGCCAAACGAAGTCTGGTTTATATTCTCTGTTTGTCCCAATGGAATGGAACTACGAAGGATTTATTGACGAGTATGGATTTCCAGTTTTTGATACACCAGACCACGATGTGCTCGGCCCAGACAATGAATTAATAGATGTAGGTATTATAGAACATTGGCAAAATGAAGCCGATGGTTTAAAAGGAGATCATGACGCTTTAAACGAGTTCTATAGACAATTCCCAAAAACTACTGAACATGCTTTTAGAGATGAGGCAAAAGGGAGTATATTTAATCTCGTTAAGATATACGAGCAGATAGATTATAACGAAGAAATGTCCAGAACTCTAGGGGTTACAAAAGGTAATTTCCAATGGGTTAACGGAGTAAAAGATTCACAAGTCATATTTTATCCAGACCAAAACGGTAGATTTAAA